GTGATATTCGAAAATAAAATTGGCTTTCTGTCATTCCAAACGAGTGCATAAACTGTCTTAAGCTACGAGATGATTCATACATTGACCAGTATCTTAACAAATCAGCGAATGTGTATAAGTCGTTGGACGATAGCTTTCTATTGTTCATATTATACCTTAATTCTGAATTTATTTTCATCTTTTTTGATCACGTTTATGTGTATGGGGTATATATCTTCTACAAGCTTCTTTTTTGTTTTGAATTCAGATGTTTCAAATCCTTTCACGTCTGTGAATATAACATCTCCGTTTGTCCAAAATTCTAGAAAGTCAACAACATACTTAACATTTCCGGGCAAATGTAAAGGAACTTGCCTCAAAAAAAACAGTATGTCCCCTATTTTTTGTAGATCTTTTAACTTTCTGTAGTAGAAAGACTCTGCTTTTGAGTCAAACCTCACTCCGTCTACATCAGTAGGTCTTGCGTGAAACTTGTGTCTAATCATTTTTTTCATCATGTTTTTCAAGATGTTTTTCAAGATGTTTAATGTATGCGTTAATAGGGTCAAGTTTTCGTTCATTTACCTTATTCACAACACATTGACTTATCAAAGACAGCCATGCGGTTTTTTCTCCAAAAAGAAGCTTAAAAAGATCTCTAACATATCTAATTTTTGCGGTTTGGCTTCTAGTATTTAGATACACTCTAAGCTCTGCTGATAGATTTGCTAATGATTCTTCAAGCGACTCTAGCTCATGTCTTTCCACTCCTATTTGTTCATATATTTTATGTACGTCTTCTTGAGTTATGTTGTATTTGGTTTTTTCTACGAACCTTTCATCCATTCTTCGTCCTTTCGATGTTTATCTTGTTTGCTTGGCGTATTCTTTGTATATATCTAGTGTTCTATGAAATTGACTAACAAAGATTTGGTTGCTCATCGAGAAGGACAGTTCCCTATCTATGCTCTTGATTATAACATGCTTTTGATATTCTTCATAAGATCCCATTGGAAACATTTCTTTATTTTCTTCCCAAAACAACTTATTGAATTCGTAATGCTTAGGCATCGGCTCTAGTCTCTTTGAGATGAAATGTGTAATCATAGCCGCAGAACTTTTAGGCTTTATAGGAGAGTCTAGCTTCTGCTGATAAAACAAGATGCCCTTTCGTATATCGGTTAAAGAAACGCTCTTTGCTATATTAAGGGCCGCTACTGGATTAAAGCGAGAGTCTAGACTGTGAGCAGGGGGAACGTTACATAAGAGCTTGAATGACTGTTTCTGTTCGAAATTAAGTGCATCTACTCCCTCCTTTAACTTACCCTTTACGATAGGTTTGAATTCTTCGTGTCCTAGCTCGTCTTTTTTTACATGACATAATTCTTTTTCTGCCTCTTCATTAAAGATGGCTTCTTCTTCTTCAGCTGTGATTGTAAAGTTTTTGTTTTCGGATTCTGGCTGAATTTCGATCACATCACTTAACACTATTGGACCTGTTTCTTCAGCCTTTCTTTCATCTCTGCTCTTTTGAGCAGAAGCATCTACCCGCTGCGAAGCTGCGGCAATTACTCGATCTTGATCGAAAGCATTTCCTGCCTCAAGAGGCAGGTCCTGGCATATATGCTTTTTCTCTTTAGTAGTATTTGTAGTATTCTCTTTATGTCGTAATTTTTCGTGTACCCCCCTCGTATTTTGTTTCTCTGGGGGTGGAAATTTATTACTACCCCTAGATTTCTTTTGAATTTCCTCTAGTTTTTCTGGGATTAGCTGTATAAACTGTTGATTAGCAAGGATTGATGTAGACCCGTATGATCCGACTGTTTCTATCTCGCGAATGTGTCTTTTGATGTAACCATTTTTTTCAAGGTATAACAGAGCGTTACTTGTTTGGCGATGTGAGTACCCAAAAAACGCTGCAAACTCTCGCGTTTGTCGCCTCAAAAAGTCGTGTTTGAATTTCTTTTTTATGGAATATATGTCGCCCGTTGCTTCGCATCTTGTCGTTGTTGGTCGGTACCAATATACGATATCCGCTAGTAGGGTAATCGCTACATGATAGGGCTTTTTGCTTATGTCTGATAGAATGTGCTTGTACCACTCGTGTGGTATTATGTTGCCTACGAAGTTGAGTTTTGACATTTTTTCTACTTCAGGCGTTACGTTATATGCTTGCATATATTTCCTTATTTTCATATTATGCAAGGACGCAACATTTTCTACACGTTATGTGCAGATGCAGGTCCTTGTTGTTACGCAACATTTTCTACATGTTATATTTGTTGTTACGCAACATTTTCTACATGTTATATTTGTTGTTACGCAACATTTTCTACATGTTATATGCAGATGCCGGCCCTTGCAGTTATTGTAGTTCTTTCTGTTCTTGAGTTCTTGAACACTAGTTACTTGTTGTTAGCGCAACATTTTCTACGAGTTATATGCAGAGGTTTTTCCCTTGCTGTTAATGAACGCTTGTCCTTAGCGTTATTAGTTTCAGTGTCTTGCATGTGTTTCCTTATTTTTATGTGCAGACGTTGGTTCTTATTTTGTATCTGTTTCCTAGAAGTTGAGTTTTGACATTCTTATGCTTCGATCGTTGCAGTGCATGCTTGCTGATTTTTATACAGATCTTGTTGTGTGTTTTCTATCGCCCTGAGTATGAGTTCAACCGTACTCAGGGTTTTTTTTGCTATATCCTATCTTCTCAACCGTTTTGGCTACTATAGCCAGAACGGTTTTTTTGTTAAATTTATATTTTATTTGTAATTGATTTTATAGCTGTAGAGCTTATCATGGTACGCTTTGCGTCTTTTTCTTCTCGTGTTTTGATCGTGTTCACGGCGCTTTTTATTGCGTAGATCACGTTTTCAAGCTCATCTTTGATGATTTTTTTAATCGTTTCTTCTAATTTTTCTGGAACGTGTATTTCTGTGTCATCAGGATATAACATCTCGATTCTAGTGACTTTTCCTTCTGTTAACTCTTCTATTTTTTTTGCTGTTGATTTTGAGACTTTCATTTTGTTATGTATGATCTTTGATAGTGATGTCTGTCTTATGTCTAGCATTTCAGCAAACTTGCTTACTTGTATGTTGTTGTCTCTTAGATATTCATATAGTTTCATGGCGTTCTCCTTTGTTTGAGTCATGATAATATGATACACATTGTGTGTTTTACATTCAAGCATTAGCATATGTTTTGTTTTTTTTTGTGTTTTGACAAGAAACACCTTGTACGTAAATGCTGTGATGTGTCATTATTGTGACGTAATACAACACACGTGGAGATGTTAAATGGAAAACAAAGCAGAAATCGTATCAATCGAAGACAAAGACTTAGTACAAGACACACCGAAAAAGTGTGAAGAATATAGAACTGCAAGAGCTCTATTTGACCCAAGCGGTCTGTTGAGCGATGAACAGATATTTATGTTTCTTTCTATAGCAAAACAGAGAAAGCTAGACCCAAGATTAAGACAAATATGCGCTATACCCAAGTATAGCAAGCAAACCGGAAGATACGAATGTGTAATAGTTACTCAGATAGACGGTTTCAGACTTATAGCAGAAAGAACAGGAAAGTATTCACCCGGTAAGACTACCGACTATATTTATAACGACAGAGGGGCTTTAATCGGCGCTGTAGCTTATGTTAAGAAAATGACCGCCGACGGAACTTGGCATGAAGTTGGAGAGTCAGCACACATAAACGAATTTAGCTCAAACAGTTACATATGGAAATCTATGCCACACGTGATGATATCTAAATGTGCTGAGGCTAGAGCTCTAAGAAGAGCGTTTCCAGGAGATCTTAGCGGAATATACACTCAAGATGAAATAAACGTTGAAGACTCACAAAAGAAAGATAAGCCTACTGAAAAAAGAACACAAGACATCACAGATGAAGTTATTTCAAAAGACAAAGCAGATGATATATATAAGTATCTTGTTAACAACAAAGGTATTGAGAAAGATTTGCTTAGAATATGTAAAGTAAAGTCTATAGAGGAAATAAGAAACAGCCAGCTAAAAGCCTGTAGAGCGTTTATCATCAACAGAATGAAGAAAGATAAAGAAGACAACAGCAAATAATCAAAAAAAAGGCAAAGTCATGCAGAACTCATTTTTATATAGCGAAGAAGACAACATTTCATCTCTTCCTGAGCAAAATACACTCGAATGGAAAGAGTGGAGAAAAGACAAAATAGGAGCATCTGACATACCTGTTATCATGGGTGTGTCTCCTTATTCTACACCATACAAGCTGTGGAAAAAAAAGCTTGGTTTTGAAAAAGAGTTTGTTCATCAGGGTATGAAATTCGGTCTTGAAAATGAAAGCTCAGTTAGAGAGCGTCTACAAATCTTGTATAACACAAGAATAGATCACAAAACTTTTGTACATTCAGAAATTCCTTGGGCTATAGCATCGTTAGACGGAATCGATAGTGATAACATCATATATGAAATCAAAAGTTGTAATGAGAAAGATCACGAGATAGCTAAATCAGGACAAGTACCTGAGAAATACATGCCTCAAGTTCAGTGGCAAATGTTTGTATCTGATGTAAATACGTGTAGATATTCAAGCTCTCATAAAGATGATCTTGTTGTCGTTGAAGTACATAAAGATATGGATCTCATTAGGTCATATCTTATAAAGGCCACTGAGTTTTACGAGCACTTAATCAATTATACAGAGCCGGAACTCACAGAAAAAGATCATTTGATCATTGATAATCCTGAATTTCACATTGTTGCTGCAGATTGGATAAAGGCAAAAAAAAACTTAGATGAAGCTAAAAGACAAGAGGCTTCATACAAGAAAAAGCTTACTGAACTTACTGATGACTCAAATTGCGAAGGAGCAGGAGTTAGATTAACTAGAGTAAAAACTTTAGGAAGCATCGATTGGGATAAGGTTTGCAAAGATCACAAAATAGATAAACTCGACTTAGAGTCGTACAGAAAGCCGTCCATAGGATATTGGAAAGTTTCTATCATATAGATAAGAAACCTCTAGACAAAAACTTTCTACGTGTCTATTCTTCGGTTCAAAACTCAAAAAAAGGATCGTAAATGGACACGTTTGTTTGTAGAAAATGTAATACAGAAAAAAACACTACTGAATATCATAAATGTAAAAGTACAAGAGGTCATAGAACCGCTTGCAAGTCTTGCGTCATAGAGAACACAAAAAAATGGCAATTCGAACACAGAGACATTCTAAAATCAACTGAGCAAAAACGAGAAAGAGATAGGAGATATAAAAGAGATCAGTATCAAAGACAAATGATAGCAAAACATAAGGAGGCTAAAGAAAACCTTAAGAAAAAGGTTTCTGACCCCAAAAAAATAAATGCTAGACATAAGCTACACTATATGATCATATCAGGAAAAATAATAAGACCTAGTCATTGTCAAGTTTGTGGTTGCGAAAACAACAGATTACATGGACATCATCATGACTATGATAAGCCTCACGATGTTATTTTTGTATGCTGTTCATGTCACGCTTGGATACACAAGAAGTCTGAAGTTAACACATTTGAAAGGGTCTATCAAAGAATACCAAACCATATAAAAGAATCTCTTGAACAGGATATTGCTTAAGTAGCTGTTGTAATATTTGTCCAAGCTGTACTTCCGTCGGTATTAATATAGGCTCTTGTGCTAGTGCTGCTTCCGTCCGTTCTTAGATACAACGATCCTTGCGGCGCTGTAATAGATGTGTTTGGACTACCAGATCCTGATATCAACTGTGCTCCGCCATTTAACTGAACGCGAGGACCGAATGATCTAACAGTCTGTGTTGTAACGTTAACAGTTGATGATGCGCTATAAAAATTGATCGGGGTATATACAAGTGTTCCGGCCCCCGTTATAGCATTCGTGTTAGATGATGATGCACTTGAGCCGAAAAAGTTAACAGTGGTTCCTGTTCCAATTGACAACGCAGACGAAGTTCCGGATGTTAGTGTACAATACTTAAATGATGATGTTCCTGTTCCGGCTGTAGTTAAGCTTGTAGTGTTTCCGTTTTGATTAGATATCGTGCTGTTATAAACGTCGTAAGTTCCTGTGCTTGTGGTTGATAAAGGAAACGAGAATCTACAGTTATATATAGCAACTTGAGAAGAGCTTGTGGTAGAAGCTGTAGATGAATTTGCTGAGTTTCTTATGTTTGTGTTTCTTACATACAAGCTTCCAAAGTTTGCAACAGATCCAGAACCAGAACATTCGAACAACGTTATACCTGTAGCAGATATATTTCCGAGACACCCGTCTATAAAAATTCCAGAGGAGCTGCTTGAATTTGTATAGCTTATAGCTGTGTTATCAGCAACATTAAATACACAATTTATAATTCTTACATATGAGTCATCAGAACCGCTCACAACGATGCTATAGTCACTGTTTGTTGTAAATCGAACATTAGATATGCTGCAAACCCCATCTCCAGAGCTTAAAGTACACTTTCCTACAATCGTAACTTGTCCGCTGTTAAAATCAGTGCTAATAGAAACTAAGTCTACACCAACTTTCAACGTCAGATCTTCTGTATACGTACCTGGGCGTATAATTATAACTTCTCCTGCTGACGCTGCTGTAATTGCAGATTGTATTGTAGTGTGAGTTCCGTAGTCTGAGTCTGGGTCTACTACAAAGCTAGATGATACAGCTTCTTTTATAGATAAAGTGCTGCCGCTTCCGCTGGTTGATGTGTCTCCAACTCCAATTATATTCCAGTTTCCTGATGTAGGGCTTAATGCTCCGCCACTGTCGCCTGTTATCGTTTGACCTACAACAGATCCGTCTAACGAATGTGCTATAGAATTTGTTCCTCCGGTTAGAACTATTCCTGCGCCAACAGTTAAGTCTACGTTTCCTGCTCCATCCGGAATAACAGGACTTGTTCCGGCTGGAACCGTAAATGAGTCTATTGCAGCACCTGATCCGCTTAGATCAAATGTTAGCTTATTATTTGCAGCATCAGAAGTTACATTTATTCCAGACCCTCCTTCAAGCTGTATGTTTCCTTCTACATCAGTGAAAACTTTAGTTCCAGCTGTATCAGATAGAGTAACAGTAGGACCTGACGAGCCGGTTGCTATTAATACCCAAACGGCGTTCCCAGATGTGAAGTTTATAAGCTTCCAAAAGTCTCCTTCCGTTCCAGTTGTAGGGTTTTCAGATACTCTCCATTCAGTCCAAAGTGGAAAGCTATTGTCGCTAGCAAGAGGCTCTCTATTGCTTTGTACACACGGCACTACATTTATACGTTTATTTGTATAAGCTAAAGGGTCTTGTAAAGCGCCGGGCACTGCAAATTTAGCCATTTTCTAGAGCCTTTCTTTGATCTCTCGTTAAATATTCTTTTTTGTTTTTTATCATCTGAAACGTCTGTTTTGACAACGATGTTTCGTTAAACATCTTAAGAAGAACTAGCTTTCTTTTCATTTTTTTGTTTGTCCATAGCTCTACTGCTCTTTCTTGCCAGGTTTGACCAGAAGATCTCTTATATACTCTTGGTACACCTATTCCTAATTCAGATTGTTCGCACAAACTCCATACGCGTTTAGCCCAGCTCTCAAATGTTTCAGTGTCTTCACCCATGAAATATTCTAGAGCTATTTTGTCTTCTTCTTCATACGTAAGAGCTGTATTTTCTATCTTCATATCAAAAATCCTGAAACTACTGTTCTCGGGGTTGCTGCACTGCCGAAGATGTCGACTGTTTTTGTGATTCCTGAAACGTCTACTGCTACTTGTGCAGTGTCTGCAGCGTCCATATCTGTACAGACGCTACAAGACATCGGAAGATTTCCTGCGGGAACTCCCGCTGCATAATTTCCATACGTATAATTTTCATTTGAAGTTAAAATTTTTAGACCGGGGGTGTGTGACGCTCCAATATCCTGCAATAAAACAAAAAAGTTTATTTGCAGGTTGCCGTTTGCCGGAGCTGTGTAAATAGCACCTCCTGACGCGCCTGGTGTGAAATCACCTCCGGTGTCAAAACGCTCTGTTAGAGTTGTTCCTACATCGGTATCTCCTAAAACAAAGTCTGTCCCATCTCCTGTTTCATCAGAATCAGTTGTTCCTTGGTACGCGTTAAATGCGGATGTTATGCCGCTTCCTTGCTCTTGAAAAGTAGGGAGGGCTGCAGCGCCGTTGCTTTTAAGTACTTGACCTGATGTTCCTACGCTAGCTATAGATTGATGTTGCGCCGTAGTAGTCGTTCCTCCGCATATCACAGCATATTCAGTTGATGCACTTCTTCCACTTCCGCCGTTTTCTACCGCTAGATCTGTCGTAAGTACAAGACTATCAGCTGTTAGTTGAGTAACTCCTGTTACATTGTCTGAGTCGTCGATTAGTACACCGGAGTCTTGTATACCTTTGGCTCCTCCATCTCCTCTAACAACAGAGTTATCAGTTATGTTTGCAGATGATGTAACATCACCTCCGCTAGATGTAGATCCAAGTTGTGACCAAATAGACATTTTTAACCAAACAAGTTTAGGATTATAGTTCCGGTTCCAGATGCTGTTACTTGCTTTATTTGCAGCTGTACATTTGCCTCAAACAAAGGCTTCGATGATCTCTGCTGCCCGAACCCAGAAATTATTTCAGAAACATTAACAGTTCCGTTGGCTGGCACGCGTATATCATCTTGTGTTGATCCATCTGTAATAAGAACATCAACGTCGGAAGTATTTATAAGAGCGCCACTTAATGTTGAAAATGGTATAACTGCTCCAATATCCTGAAAGCTAGCTGTTAAAGATGCTGCATCAAAAGTTCTTAGAGCTCTTTTTAGTCTTGTCATATATTCACCTGGTTTTCAGGAACTAAAATAAAATCATAAGCTGCTGTCATAGACACTGTAGAACCTCCGATGTTTTTTGCTCTCATGCGTATATCTGATTTCGGTGAAAAAATTTTAGATGGAATAAATTGGACTTGAATAGTTTGCTGGAAAACTTGAAATATTTGTTTTACTTGGAAAACTTCATTAAGCGGTCTTTCTTCTAACCTAACTTCTATCTGATCCGACTTCGCACAAGAAGAACTCACATTATTTAAAATCATATAGTATCCATTAGGAACAGTATATTGACTTTTTAAAGTCTGGTTATCTCCTATGGATATACTAGCGTGTGTATATCCTGAGGATGAGGATGTTAAAGATATAACCCCTTCATTTGAACCTGTGGAACCTGCTGATCTCACGATTGCTCTATACACTCTTAGATAGCTATTAGATGTAGTTACATTAGATGTTCCGTTGAGCGTTACTATTTCGTTTATTTCGTCATAGTTGCTATCTAATCCATATATTTGCAAAGTTCTAGCACCTGACAAAGCTGTAGCAACACCTTTGTCATTTCCATCGGTTGAAACTGTTATCATTGTTTCAGCTGATGTGAGATACGATTCAGTACCTCCAGCTGCCCAAACGTCTTCATAAGACGTTCCAACTGAACCATTGTAAGCAAATTTATTTTGTGATATCCATCCTCTATATTGACCAATAGACGATCCAAATTCTGGGCTAAGCCCAGAATAAAGAGGAACAAAACTCGATGAAGTCATTATTGCAATCCAACTTTGCAATCAACCCAATGCCACGTGCCCGGGGTTATTGTTCCATGCAGTCCGTGGAAAAATGGCATTACGACATCTGCAGCATCAAAAGTAAAAGCTGCTGTTGCCGTTGGAGCAGCACCGTCAATTTCATAAGTTACTACACCTGCAGCACTTACTAGTATTTTTAATCTGTGTGTTTGTCCGTTTGTCCATGCGTCAGTTGTGTTTGTTGTTGTAACAGAACCCATGTTGAGTCTTGTTTTCAAACTAATCACAGCTGTTGTATCTGACTCACTAACACCGATCCACGCGAAGTCTGTATAACTCTCTAACGTACTGTTGTTTGCTTCTTGCTTGCGAAATCCTATTCCAACAGGGTCACAACCTGTGACATCTGCTAACGTAAAATTCCACTCTAAGAAGAACGCTGGTGTTGTACCGATTGTATATGCATGCTTACTATTAGCTCTTGTGCCCCAATTATATTCAACACCTTCATCATCCGTAAGATCTAAAGAAACTAATAATCCAGCAGCGGCCATACGCGGCGCAATGATTGTCTGCGTTCCAATGTTATACGATTCCATGATTTCGCCGTCTTGGAGCGACATTATATTTGTTGCAGTATCTGTGCCAACCGGTGCCGCGCCTGTAGTCGCAATAGCTTGAAGCACTGGGTTTTGTGTAAATGTTATATCAGAGCTAGAGTTGATAGATGAGAGCAAACTAGGTGTTATAGCTCTTGTGTTATCCGTACCCGTGAATACTTCGTCTAATGTTGCTATTTCAAGAGTTCCACGCTGTGTAGTGCTTGATGCAGTAACAGATCCAGTTAACGTTGAGCCAGATCCAGCAAATAATAATCCGTCTGCTGAGGTTCCTAGAATATTTATGTTTCCTGATGTAGGGCTTAATGCTCCGCCACTGTCGCCTGTTATCGTTGATATAGCCCCTGTTGCCGATCCTAACAATTCCCAATTTGGTGTGGATGCAACTACGCTAGTCAGCTGATAAGATGCATTATTCGTCTTATCTATCCAAATCGTACCAATTTTGTATCTTCTGTCGTTTGCGTTTGGAGCTCTTGTTGAGATGATGTTTCTCGGCCTTTCTGATGGAACAACTCCTTGGTATACTCCTGGATCTTTTCCGTCTCTGTTATTGCTCATCTGATACCTCCTAAGATGATTTATGTAGTTATTTTAACACATTAAGATCTTTTTTTCATTCTTTCTCTTCTCTTTTTCTCTTGCTGAAGAATCTGTAAAAGTATCCTCTGACCTTTCTCTGAGACATCTTTTAGATGGTGGTCCATTTGCTTTTTTATGCTTTCGTCTATCTTTCTTGCTTCACTGCTTTTCATTGCTGCACTCTTTTTTTTATCTCTTTCTCAAGCCTTTTCATCGTTGCTGGGTTCTTTAGCTTTAGATTTGATTCTATAGATTCTATCATTTCAACAACATCTTCATCTCTCATCTGCTTGATGTTCGGTATGATTTCCTTTAGCTGAGACGCTTTTGTTATATTTCTCCCCTTTTTTCTAATTTCTTCAAAAGGCTTGAAGATATCAGATATAAGAAATGTTCTATCAGCTTCTGCTATAAGATTTTCTTCTACTGTGTAGTCACTATCTCCAACTTTTTCATATGGATACTTATCAGCATTTTTCTTAATAAATTTGCTGAATGCAGCACCTACGGACGGATTCTTTTTGTTAAACCATAGACCGAATTTATTTTCGCCTTCTGTTATCGGCTTTGCTTTTCCTCCAGATAAATTTTCGAATGTCTCTTTGTCTATATTATCATATGTATATACAGAGCCTCTTTGCTTTGTCTTTGAAGAGGGGGCGAAAACAACTCTAAGTTTATTAGAATCAGAGTCATAAAATGCTCCTCTGACATTCGATGATTTCAAAGCCCCTGCTACAGGCTTAACTTTTCTTCTGCTTTTCTTTGTTATTTCTTTTGGTGAAAATATTTTTTCATATGCATTATATTCAAAAGAGGGTGTCGCTTGTGGTTGTTCTGGTGTTAAAGACTCTTCTTGTATTGATATATTTTCACTCGGAGTGATTTTTGATGTTTTTACGTCTTGATCTTCTACTACTGTACTTAATTTTTGTTGTTCTTGTGGCTCTTGTGTTTGATGAATTTGAATATCTTGTTCTAAGGTTACTTCTACGGGCTCTTGACTAGCAGTATTTTCATCTGCTTCTTTCTGTTGTGACCTATACCATTCTATGGCTTTTTCTATAACTTCTGGGAACTTTTGTTTTGATGACTTTTCTATACTTCTTACAGCTTTGTTTCCATAAAGTTTTGATATTGCTCCTCTTATGTCTTCTGAAGATAGCTGATTAGATAGCGCAACAACTATCTTGTCCATGTTAGCGTTTCCTAACATGTTGAAGTATTTTTTTCCTTCGTCGTCTTGTTGTTTATTATTACTTATAACTTGTTCTGTATTTTCTACTTGCTGTTCATTTGGTTGTGGAACAACTGGAGCCTCTATGACTTCTTTCTGTTTCTGCGTTGGATCTTGAAACTCAATCTGTTTCTGTTCTTCTACCAAATTTGCATCATCTTCATCAGTTAGTGATTGTTCTGTATTTTGATTTCCACTTTTTAATCTTTCATAAAGTTCTTGTGCCGCTTTTACTGTTGCTGATGTTCCAAGTCCTTTGACTCCTCCTTTGATGATAGATTTAAGGTACTCTCCTAGTGATACTTGTCCTCCTTGGTTTATGTTTTCTTCGTATTTTTTCATTATATCATCATATGCTGATGACCCAGCTACTGCTCCTCCTATAGCTCCTGCTGGTCCTCCTAGTAATCCTCCTGCCGCAGCTCCTATAGCTCCTGTTGTGAGCTTATCCATATCTAGCAGGTCGTTTAGTCTTTTATTACGTATATTTGAAAACTCTTGCTTCTCTGCTTCTGTTCCTTTTCTTGAAATTACTTCTCCTAAAGTTCTTTGTTGGGAACCTTTAGAATAGTTCTTCAGTGCTTTAGGGGTTGAAAATGAGCTCTGCAGAAAGTTGAGTATCTCATTTGATGTATGTCCTACAGATAGAGCATATTTTATTTTATCCTCAAATCCTGGCATAGATTTTGCGGCAAAAAGCAAAATATCTTCTGGCGAGTATCCAACCGATGAAGCCATTTTAAATGGGTTCATTTTTTTTCTCCTGGGAACATAAAGTCTTTGAATATTCTCCATATGTCTTTGTTAGGGTCTTCCTGCAACAAAGGTATCTCTTTCGATTGATGTGTGGGCAATCCACCCTTCATTTTTATTGCTTTTTCTATTATTTCATTTGCTCTTCTCTCGGGTATATTCTTGTCTCTTACTAGATTATTTCTAAGCAGAAATATGCTGTCTTTGTCTGTAATGCTTCTTGCAAGATCCGGTATCAAAGAATCAATCTTTTCGTTAATTTTTTTATTTTCCGATTCTTGTCTCTCTGCTTCTCTTTTGAGTGCAGTTGGTGAGCTTATTGGTTTTGCTGTAGGTATTTGTATTTTTGGCATCTTATCTAGCACTGCTCTAAGTGGCTTGCTTTCTTCAGATGTAAACTCATGCGCCATGTGTCTTGACCATCCTTGATTCATCAATATGCTTCTCGCTTTATCGACGGCCTCAGGATGTTCTCCGACTTCTTTTAAGTATGATTGGGCCCAGTTTTTTGTGTTATTTATAGCTCCTTTTGTGTCTCTTGGACTTATCAAATTTGGTTTTCCTTTTATAGCTCCTTGTGCTTCTAACTCCACAATCTGACCTAATTTCTTTCTTGCGCTACTCCAAATACTTTGATCACTTGCTTTTGGGTTTTTAGACTTCTCTTCTTGAAACTTGTTGTATGCTATATCTGTATAGTACTGCGGTACTTCTCTATCTTCTGTTGTTATTCCTACTTGTCGCAAAAAGTCTTTTGATTTGTTTTCAACAAAAGCTCTTTGTTCGCTTTCTAGACCTCTTTCTTGCTGAAACTCCGATATATCTTGTTTCCACTTGTCCATTTGAGATTCATATCTCTGGACTCCAAGTTTTACGTCCTGCTGAACTTTTTTAAAAGCGTCGTCGGGTGTTGCTCCGGCATCTACATATTGCTGTATAGATTCATTCAGTTGTTCTGTCGTTGGTACTTCATAGGCTGGCTTAGATTCAGCAAACTTAGGTAAATCACTCATTATACTAAGTGGTATTTGTTCACTAGTCTGAACTACTTGCGTTACGTTATCCCTAAGATTACTTATTCTGTCTAGATTTGTGGGTTCTTCTTGTGCTCCGATTTGTTCTGATGTTATTTGTGACTGTTGAGTTTGTTGTTGTCTTTGCGGAGATGCTGATACACCGCTTCTTATCGCAGCTTGTCCCTGCGCTTGCTTCATCATAGATGGAGCTAGTGTTTCAACAACATTCATCCAACCCGGTATTCCTGCTCCTGACCTAACTAGTGTTTGCAAGTTTTCTGCAAAAGTAGGCTGTCTGCTTTGTATATTTCCTTGTTCATCTTTCTGCTCTATAGGCTTACCTAAAGAACTTAAACTATCTAGGGCATTAAGCATACGATATCTATCAGCTTGGGATGATAGAGCTTGTCCCGCACCTTCTCCTAAAGATTTGCCTATCATTCCACCTAGATCAAATCCTGGCAATACTTGTACCATTTTTATTCTCCTAGTTTAAAAAATATGATACTGCTGATTTACCTGCACCTTGTCCTAGTCCTCCTAACAATCCGCCTAGCAATCCCATCTGTGGTTGCTGATATGTTGTTTCGAAAGATGGTGTAAAGCCTTGTCCTGTCATTCCAGAAAGCTGACCCATTGCTTGTCCTTTTAACTGTGCTCTTAATTGCGCTAATTGTGTAGACAGATCTTTACCAGCTTGTCCAAGCGTTTGCTGAAATCCAGATGAGTCTTGTGCTCCTCCTGATCCCATTCCTGCAAATCTTTCAGATATAGTAGGCAAAACGTCTCTTTCAAATTGCTGCATCATAGGTGCTTCAAACTGTTGCATAGCATCAGGATCATCTGAAAGTATATTTTGTAGATACTCAAAACCTTGCGGCATAGCTTGCATTAGCTGGCTTAACAACATTTGTTGCATCTGATTTTGCTGCGGCTTAAATCTATCTACCTGTTGGTATTTTGGTCCGCTTCCGAAGATCATTTCTTTTAGATTGAACGCCATTTTCACCTCTAGTTTTGTATATATTCTAACACTACATAGCATTCCGTGTATGCTGTATAGTTTGCTGCTGTTGTTATATTTACATTCGTTGCGTCTACATCTATACGTATACCGTTTGCTAAAGTTGCTGGATCTACGTACGGAATAGGTATTGCAGAGTTAGTAGTTGATGCTGCTGGATCTGTTGCCGTAGCATATATATGTGTAAATATTGTTGTTGCTTGGGTTGATATGTTGTGAGCAACGCTTTTCGTTGCTGCATTAGGAAGTGATCCAAAGTCTACTACTGTTCGGTATACAGCTCTAGTTTTTGTTGAATCTGATGAAGTGAACCAATTTTGTCCTGTTTCTGACTGTACTGTGTTATATGATCCTATTTCTTTGTCATTTAGAGCGTCTACTATTCGCTTGAAATAGTCAGTTAGTACAAGGTTCGCCTCTTCTGTATCAGTAGGTATGATAAGATCGTTCGGAACATATGATTGATTTGAGTTGTCAGGTGAAAACGTCATCAGTTTACTAGCCTCGATCCTTTTTCGTGCCAAACTATAATTGAGTTTAACACAAAATCGCTATCATGTATCTCTTTTGATATCATCTGAGCATCACTTAGTGTTATTTCATACTGAAAGAACTGAGATGAAACATTGCAGAAAAATCTATGCCACACTTTGTTTTCATTTTGTACAGAAGCGTTTTCAGGTAGAGCTGTTGTTATCATTGCGCTGTTAAAAAAGTTATCTGATGATTTTGGGTTTATGCGCTGGTCGTTGTTGTAGTCAATATAAATCGGTATGTCTACCTGTCCTTTTTGCGTCTTATCTACAAAAAAGTCTAAATATCCAAGCTGACTTTGCTTTCCCTGGTTTAACATATTGAATTTTTTAGATCTTATTCTAAATCCTGTGATTCTTGTTATCTCGCCTCCAGATATATATGTAGATCCACCTGCTAAAACAACGTCATCATATAGAGCATCCAGGTTTTCAGCCTCTCCAGATGCTGGTGTTCCTGTAAATAACGAGCTATCTAAATCGCAAGTGAATGTATTTCCAGCTGTAAGTATAGTAGCTGTTCTATCGTTGAATTGCGTTGCTCCTGTAACAGAGCTAAACTGTACTAGATCTCCTACAGAAAGAGTATTTCCTGCGCTTACAACAGTTGTTGTTGTGCCTTTTGTTATGGATGTTATAGCTGTTCTTGTTTTTTGCTGTATTTGAAACGTATTTTGTGCTTTATTTATGACTTGATAGCGATATCCGTTCAACGAGCTTGATGTTCCGGATATATCGTTAATCTCTATTATTTCGCCGTCTTCTAAGTTGTGATCTGGGCTAGTTATTGTCGGTGGCGTTCCTGTTGCTATTGCAGTTATTATCAAAGACTTATCATTTCTTACTTTTGAGTTTAGGATTGATATATATCCTTGCTGATTGCCTCCTACTATCAATGGAAATTGGCTTTGTGTTCTGCCTGCTGACCAAGACTTTCTATATTCTTGCCATTTAATTCCTGTTAGATCGCTCCATCTTAGGTCGTTTGTTCTATGAAAGTCACCAAGAGCTGTAAAATGGTCGCTTAAAAAGGACCATGTGTTGTTGTCATAGTTGTAAATCAACATTTTATTCGGATACGTAGGGTTTACATCAGCAGATGGGAACGTCCAATAAACAACTTGCTCAAAGAAATTTCTTTTACCGTTGACTCGTCTAACTCCGCTGTTACCGTTGTGTATTTTGAACACTTCGTCTCGTATAGAGTCATCTATTCTCTTTACGTTGTTTCCATTACATGTTACTACTCCTTTGTCTCCGACTGCTAGTATCCCGTCGTCAAAACTTACTGTTGAAAATCTTGATTCTGCTCCTAGCTCTGTGTTTATGCGCTCCCACACAAAAGGTAATACTACATTTCCAGTGAACCTTAACTTCCATGTGCTTTTTTCGAAGAATACGATTAGTACGTCACGTATAAATGCTGCAGATATAATATGTTCATTAGTTGGTGCATCTACGAATCCACCTCTCCCTTGCACATCGTCAACCCATCCTCCTGATGTAGATGATGCTATGTTTGTGGGGTCTCCGTTTTGTGAAAACCTTGCTCTATTTGCATGTTGTACTGTTGCTGTAGCACCGGTTGTATTTGCTGCTTCGTATGTATTTAGAGCTACAAGTCTCCCCCTGTACGGAATGATTATTTTTGCCGTTATCATGGCGTCTGTAGCGCCGCTTTTAAGTCCTGGTAAAAATGGTGTAGCATTCCAAGTTGTTCCGTTATAGTATCTTATAGGATCCGTTGTTGCTACAGTTCCAGCGCTATATCCATTTGTTACCCAAAAAAGCTTGTTATTGCTAGCGTCAAACCAATAGTTAGTTGACCAAAAAAAATCAGAATTGCTACCTGACCAAGTTGTTGCTGTAGTGCTTGATAGCTCAGCAAAGCTAGTGCCAGAAAAAGCATAAGCATAAACAGTATCAAAAAGAATTGTATCTTCGGCGTTGATTGCATTTAACTCCCTTTGATGTATGCCCATGCATGGTTCAGTAGGATAATAGTTAAAATCTACTGTAACAGCTTCTGCTCCGTAGGTTCCAGCTGACAATTCGATCGTAAATGCCATGCTGAAATAGTCTATTGAAGAGCTTCCTACATCTAATGTTGCTGTGCCTGCTGTCTGCGTAAATCCACCTAATCCATCGTCGTCTACAGTTATCAGACCACCAACTGTTATTGTGATAGATCCTGTTTCCAGGTTTGAATTTGTCTCTAATGATAATGTAGATTTTATGTTTCCTGAGTATGTTGTTCCAGCTCCTGGCGCATTTCCTAAGCTTTGTGCCGTAAGAACTCTTCTTAGTCTTCCTAGAAATTCTGGAGCTTGCCTTCTCTTTACCACGCCACGCCAGACGTATGCGTTCTCTAAAACTACATATGCATCATTTGGAGTTACGTACTGCTGACGGTCTTTAATCAGTCCGCTATCATTATATGCAATCGTCGTTGGAGTATATCTTGGCATTATTGCACTCTCCAGCAGATCACAACAGCGCCTGTTAACGATGCTGTAACGGTGTTGTTTTGATTGACAAATTCTATTTCTATGAATGATGGGTCTATTTTAAGACTATATGTGTTTGTGTTTGAAGGTTTTCCTATTATAGGATTGCTTCCGCTGTTGAACCCGTTTGCTGTCCACATATATTTGTTAGTTGGATTACCTGAGCTATCGACTACTTGATTTGTAAAAGCAAAATGATAAGTGCACTTGCTGGCGGTCTTACGAAATGTTGCTGCTGTGTCTAGATTGTAACTATTGTTTACTGTGAAATTATATGATCCTGGCGTTATGTTTGCGCTTGGAGTTAAGTCAGATAGATTTATAGCAAAAACAGGGTGCATTCCTATGAACACTTCGCCGTCTTTTGTTATTTGGTTGACTGTTCCGTTGTTTTCTTGTCGACTATATATCTCTGTATCTGTTCCATCTTCTAGTGCAAATAGGGCTATTTCGTTTATTGCTGTTGCAGGGCTATCTACATCTATATCGCTTCCGAGGCTTACTAATGTTACTTTGTTGTGCTTTCCTTTATCTGCTGAAGCGTTAAATGCTACGTGATCTTCTGAAAACACAGTATTTAGCTGCCCAAAGTTTGTTAACATGTCTCCTTGTGAGTCTGACATGTCATCTGTTGCGCCGGGGATAGATGGATTGAAAGTCATATATACTCATGCTACTGTGTAAACTTGCACGTACACTACACTAGTAAGTCTACGTACATTTCCGTTTTGATTTTTTGTTTTTACTCTTAGCATAGATGCTGTAACAGATGTGCTATATGTTCCAGAATTAAAGGGTGTTGTGCTTGCAAACTTATCAGCCGCACTAAAATCTGGTCGCGCATATGTTCCGCTAATGTTCCAAAAATATTTGTCAGTGCTAATGTTATTCGTGAAATTAACAACCCAATCATCGATTATGTTTTTTGAGTTTGATAGAGGATTAGGTATCGTTATGCTAGATACGTTATAGCTTAAATCTTCTCCATTTGGATTCTTCAGTATATTTCCATCTACATCAAAAATAACAAATGCCTCTAGACTCAGTGCAGGTGATATTCTTCCTCTCTTAGTCCATCTAAAAACTGTTCCGGAGCTTTCATTTCTTGCGTAAATTTCAGGAGTTCCAGAAACATCTTTTGTGTATACTGATATAACGTTAGATGATGTTGTAGGATCTGATCCTTGCTCTGCAAAACCTACGCGCTTATGTTTTCCTCTGTTGCTTACATTGTCGTCTGTAAGTGAAAAATGATTTTTTTCAAATACTTGCTGAACTGTGTTAAAGTTTGCAAATATCTCTTTCTGTGAGACGCTTATGAAGTCTCCCGACTGAGGAATGTTAGGATTATAACCCACTAAAACCTTCCAAAGCTGTTGCCGTTTGCTTGTGAGCCTTGCTCTAAATTGCTGTATATAGTTTGCGTTCTATCATTTGTGTTCTGCAATATTGTTCTATGCAATACGTATTGTCTCTGTTCATCGTATCTTGGATATATAGCTTGCATCATTTCTGTATCTTGTCGATCTTCTAGTATCTTTAGCGCTGCACTAAATGCTATCATCTGCCACCACTGTTCGACATCAGGGCTGTCGTTGTCATTATCTAAAAGATTTGTAGGCTTTGTATACACTTCAAAATCAACACGATATACTTTGTCCGGTATCGGTCTAACTGTAAGATATTGATCGTAGAAAAGAAGTGCTTTAGGTTTCCCAGCTACATATGGATAGTACGAAGCTCTTATAGTCTCTGTAGTTGCAATAGTATCTGAAAACGTAAACGTAACTACTCCAGTTAAGTAATTTATTGTTCCTACTATAGGTGTTGTTGTTGTTTCTGCTACAATGTTTCCTGTTGATTCAGTCAAAGGTATGTCTACTAGCTTTTGTGTTACGTCATTTGTATCTGTAGCGTATACAACTAATGATCTTCTAGCGATAGGTGTATTTTCTAGTGTGAATGTGTAAGGTCCTGCGCTTGTATCTCCTGCCCCTAATGATTGGTCGTATTCTGTTTTAGGATACCAAGCAAAGAGTATCTCGTTTTTTTGTGTGTATGATATCTGTTCTCCAGCTACATATACAGGCGGATTTATGCCCAAAACCGTATTAACAGGTATAGTGTATCTATCTTCATTTGGAGTTGTGTAAACAGTATAATTTTCGTTGAGATTCCATAATTTTAGATCTGCTGGTAGGTCTTGTTCATATGCAATGTCTACGTAATCATCTATTTCTGAATCTGGAAGCTGTAGGCTGGATGGTGAAGCAGTAAGTCTTCTTACTTTCCTGCGTATTTTTTGTAACGTGCTCATATACTACCTCTTATTGAATCTATGATACACTTTTTTTTTGAAAAAAGATAGCTTTAAGCTGTGTTTTCTCCGACGTATGTTATGGGTACAACATGCGACTGCGTAAAAGCAGGTGGGAAGGATGGGGTTGTATATGTTGGTGATTCTGTTGTATTTACATCTATTGTAAACGTAGTTGAGGTTGGAACAGTAAGTATTGTAGCTACTTGTTCTAATTTCAACTGATACTTATCAGATATATGCAATCTTATTCGTGTACCAACTGTATATCCGTGATCTTCTGTTGTTGTTATCTCAGCATTTGTTGCATTCGAGACAGCGGAAATCTCACGCCTTTTTAGCTCGAAGTCTGCTAAGCTGTCTTTATAGAAAGACGGCAAATATATCATTTATAGTACTCTAGACTTTCGAAGTTCATACGGCTAATATATTTTCCTTTGAGATCTACCGATGGGTTTCCGTCGGGCCCCAGAATATTAGAATGTACGTAGTATCCGCAGTTTGTGTTGATATGTTTTGCAAGACCAACAGGTATCTCATATTCGCAAGAATCTTTTAGAGTCCATCTTCTGACCGGATCTCCTTTAAATTCTTTCCAAACTATAGTTACTTCACCTCCTCTAGGCTCATGACATCTAAACACTCCTTTTACTAACTTGTTTCCTTCTTTTCTCTCTTTTTCAATTTCTTCTGAACTTCGTCTTTTTGGTGTTGAACTACTTCTTGTAGTCTTTCTCCCTATAACTTCCATACTTCACCTTAAATAGATGTAAAGCGGCTTTACATCTATTCATGTAAAGCCGCTTTACATTGTTTATTCGTAGTTTGTAAATCCTGACTTAAGAGCTTCCCAATCAATAACATCTGATGTTGATCCAGCTGGACTATCTACGCCGGCTAATAGGCTCATCAGTATTGATGATTGATTATCTACTGCCTGATCAACTCCATTTGCAACATCTCCAAACGGTACTACATGTGCATGTGTAAATGGCACGGAAGCAGAAGTTGGAAATGAGAATGCTGTAAATGCAGAGCTATCTATATCTAGAGTGATAGTATTAGTGGTTGTATTTACTGCTGTAACTGTTCCTACTAATCCGTCCGCCTGAGTCATAGAAAACGCAGAAGGCACACTTAGTCTTACTTTGTCATTTACAGCTAGATTGTGCGTGACTGAAAGTGTTACAACTGCGCTAGATGCTGCTGTAATACCAGTTATGTAGTTAACTCTTGGAACATACAGAGGGCTATTTGGTATGCGTCTAAACTGACCAGCTGTCGCTGCGGCTGCGAATCCTGATGCATCTAAATATCCTAGAGTAAATGCGTTTGCGCTACCTACAGCAGTTACAGTAAATTCCATGCCGGAAATTTGTAACATAGCAGTCGTGCTATATGCTCTTACTAAGTCGCCCACGCTGTATCCATGTGCGGTTGCTGTAACAACAGCCGGGCTAGCCGCTGTAATTGCAGTTGCTGTTTTTGCAGCCTCGGGAGTTTGTACGCTAGTATCACGTCTAACAAACCCGCCGCTTGTGATGAATTCGTGAGTAACAGTGTTTGCGCTGTTCTCTTTCGAGATCATGTATGCTTCGCCGTCTGCTAATCCTTTTCTCCACTCGAAGTCTATACCGCGCCCGGGGTTTTGAGTAGTTGCGGTCTGCGTTCTGTTTTTTACGCGAAATATATCAAAGTCTGATCTTAACGGAATATTTTTTGTGCTTCCAGCCGATGTAAATGATCCGCTGGCTACTAATTGCTCAAGTGACATTTTATCCCCTTTTTTATACGCTTAGTGTTACTCGATATTTTATTACCCATGCGTCGTTTGTTATGCGCGGGACTTCTGCAAATTTGTATCCAACTGAGCAATTGAGAGCCAGGGGACCGTCATAAATCGGTGGGCGGTAGATGAATTGAGAAGAGTAGCCGTCTTGTTCTATACATGCATATGCTTCCATGCCAACACAAAAAATATCATATACGTCTGCGCCGTTAAGCGATGCATTTTCTTCTATCGCTCCTATTGATGATAGTAGAAATCTAAGATTTGATACAGAACCGTACTCTGGCCTAAGTACCTTATCCTGGTTGGGATACTGAGCTTTAGCGATAAATCCTGTGACGTTGTCGAGATCTCCTACTAGTTGTGTAGACCCGAGCGCGAAAAACGCGTCACGCACAGGTGCTGTGCCGAACTTGTCTTCACCTTCTATTGCGTCTGAGATAGTATATGCGTTGTTATTTAGAAGGATGCGTATGATATCGTCTATATCTTCGCGAGCGATCTCGGTCGGATTATCTCCGTTTACACCGTTTGTACCGTTTACAAAGCTTGCAGTGCTTTTAAGCATGTCACGAGTAAGTTCATCTTCGGTTTGTCTTAGGCTTACTCCCAGGCGTTTTGCAGCTTGGTTTAAGACGGGATCTTGATTTTGCAACGTAACCTGCTCATTAATATATAGATACGTTCCGTAAAAGTCCATTTGAGCATCGATATTAACAGCTGTAAGCTGTTGAGCTGGAGGATGTATGCCGCTGTTGCCTAGAGGCACTGTTGCAGTGTTCAGAGGATTATACCTGCGCAGACGTAATGTCGTTCCGCCGTTCCTAGGCATTTGCTGAAGCATCGCAGGTATTTTGTGGATCATATACGGAGTGGGTACAGCTAGCAATTTGTAGCCGAATGACTGCTGAACCGGAGCTGGCAGCACTGATGTTGTTGTGTTCATATAACCTCGCGCAAAAAAAACGCGATAAACGACACTATTGCTTAGATGCTTCTATCATTTCTCTATATAGCTTTTTCTGCAGCTCGGGTGTTAGCTTTCCGCTTTCAAACATTTTAGCTTGCGAAAGTGGGCTTCCTGCATTTGCGTTTCCGAGTGTTCCGACTTTTTGAGCGTTTTCGTTCGCTCTTCGAACATCGTCTGAAACGTTTTGATTTGGGCAGAAGGCTTTTACGTACTCATAAGCTGCGGCAGCCTGGCTATATGGATCAGATGTAGACGACAAAGTAGCAATCACGTGAGGTTTATTACGCTTAAGATAATCTATGTTTTCTTGCGTTACAACACTTTCAAAGTCAGAATAGTTTTTCTTGATGAGATTTGGCAGCTCTTCTTGTCTACGTTTTTCTTCTGCTGCTTTAAGCTCTTTATTTACGATTTCTCTAGCTCTTCTCTCAACTAATCGCTCTGTATATTTACGAGTAGTCCAATCGTCTTCTGCTATTTCTTCGTAATCATCTTGTTGCTCATCTACTGCAGTAGACTTGTTGTTATTTATAGACGCAAATACTGCTTTCTTATACTCATCGCGTTCTTGAGCTATTCTTTTCTTCTCTTCTTCAATAGCGCGCACTTGTTCTCGTAAAGCTCTAAAGTTATGTTCTTTATCGCTTATTTGATCCTGTGTTTGCTGTTGTTTATCGTGTTGTAACACACTATCATCTTCTTGATACACAGACTGAGAGACGATCTCATTGTTACTTTGTACGTCTTGATTTTCTGTCATATATTCCTTTTGTTTTGATAGTAAGTCCTTTAACGATTGGCACGGATCCACAAACTATCAACATAAAAATATAATTTAGTTGGTTATTTGTCCATAAATTATTTTAATCGAGTGTTTTATGAAAATATAGTGTTTTCACTTGTCATAATGTGCTGTAACATGATACAATTACTGTGTAGACACACTATAACGGAGATAAGAAATGGACTGGATGCAAGCAGTAACTATAATCGGAACAAACATAGCTCTGTTTTTATGGAGTAGATCAGAAAGCAGATCGGACTATAGGATGATTAGATCATTAGTAGATGCGATACATTCTGAGATGAAAGATTTTCACGCCAGACTTAGCGTAGAAGAGAACAAAAAAAAAAGAAAAAGA